CCAGGCGGTGGGGACGGACTGGAGTCGTCATCAAAATCTGGAGCCATAGCAGTATCATAATAGTCCATGACCTCAACTGCGTCCACAGTAACTCCGCCATCCTCCCTTTCCGAAACATTAACTGCTCGGAACTTTTTTGCTGACAACTCAAGATCAGAATCCGTGTAGTCGAATACTACTCCAGGTGAAAGACCCTGTGCTGAAGGGAGCAATGGAAGACTGATCGACTCTGGCTGCTCCATTCCTTTTCTCAAGATAAGATTGGCAAGCATCTGCGCTCGCTTATGTGTCATAATTCCATCAAGTCGTATCGTTTCTGGCTTCTTCCCAAAACGATTAATATCTGGCATATCATCCGCTTTGGCTGTGCCTACGTAGTAGTCGTTGTTTCTCCGTGTGTACTCAACAATAATATGATTTGAATACCCCTCTCTCCCAGGCTTAGTCAACGACACCGGAAACTGCTCATTGTTCTTCTCTACATCGTCTACTGTATAATGAACAGTAGCATCCTCATTTCTATTCTGTCTGTGAGCAAGCTTCCCATTATAATACGAAAAGAACCCATCATGATGCTGCAAAATATACTGAATGGCATCTATGAACGTTATCTGCCTATCAAAGTAAAAGGAAAAAAGCAGGTCGTTAATGTCGCAATAATGCTGCGTCGCGCCCCAAACCGCGGAATTGAGGTACGTTGCGTCAAGTCCGCTTCCGTATAGCTTATTAGTTAAAATATCAAATGTTACATTTGCAGGGTTATCATCAAAACCATAACCTCTCAAAGTCACCGATGCTACTCTATCACAGAAATCACTTGAGCCATTGAATGATATATAAATTGTCGATCCTTCAAGGGCTACCCCATTTTGAGAAGCTGAAACCGGAGAGGGAGTTATCGTTCCCACATTCCTGAATCCTTTAACATCCCCTACAAGAACAGCTATCGGGCCTGGACGATAAACCCCCACTACATACTGTGATCTACGAGGATTATCATCGTCGTATCCAGTTCTCATCTTTGTCACACAGTGAGTATATCTTCCTACCCCAATGCTTCCAACAGAATTCCCATTTTTAGCATCCACAAAACCAAAACCAGACGAAGTCCCAATTATAAGCATTTCGTTTGCAGCATCGTAGGCCAGACACGTAAGGTAAAAAGAGGCTGGCTCCCTCGGCCCCCATTTAACCGTCCCATTACTTTTTCTAACACAACGCATTCGTGCCCCAACCATCCCGCCCCCCGACGACAAGAAGATATAGTCTGGATGCGTTACCTCACCAAACGGCATTTCTGAGTATCCTACTGTCGGAAATGCTACTTGAGAGAGAACAAATCCGTCCTTATCTAACGAAATGAAATAATCTGTTCCAGTCCATCCTGGATAATAACACCAGAACACATGCTCCTTCTCACTCCATCCCATAATTCCACTGACCGTCACTGGTAGGTTCAACTGTTTTGTATACGTAACTGAACAAGAACGTGGGTCGTAATGAGATAGAAAGTCCCTGTGAACGCCTGCTACTTCTGTGTAGTGAAAAATACATATATGATGATCGGCAAGGAACACCTTCCGAGCATAAAGAAGCCCAGTCCTACTTGTGTTTGTCCCGCCAAGATACTCTCCTGTCTCTTTATCCCAAACACGAACTGCTTTCTTGTCTGTATCATACTGCCCCCAGGGATGTACTGTTACAATATATTTTTCTGTTACAACAATTCCGTCGAACGAAGCGGCCCCTCCCATCTTGCCGTTAGTCGGAGCCTCTCCAACGAAGTTTGTAACTAATGTCTCCGTAACTACCTTTGAAACCTCAAATGAAAAGTTAGGAAGAACAGGACTCTGACCGAGCTTATAATTCTCAAAGACTACATAACAAAGATTCTTGTATACTGGGACTCTCTTACCCTCTGATGCCAGTTTTGCACTTATGTGTGGGTCTGCTGCTAACTGTGCTCCTGAATATACGGTGTACTTATTCGGGTCTACTACTTTATTATTCGCCCAGACCTTCAGAACGTCAGCTTTACCCATACAGAGGCCGATTGCGCAAGAAACGCGATAAATATAATAGTAGCCAGTTTCTCGGCCTCCCATGCCTTTTCCGGCCTCTACTTCAACCTTAATAGCTTTGAAATTTCCGTACCAGATTAGATTACCTGGAATCCTTCTCTTTCCATAGAGCACTGGAATGGGGACTCCGTACTGCGAGGACATGACCTGAAGTCCTGACGGTTTAAGCGATTGAGCATCCTCAACGTCAGGCGGAAACAGAAGACCTCCAATCATCATTCCTATCGAGAATCCAAGCATTGGATTCCCAAAAAACATTCCTATTGCTGCTCCCGCAACTGCAAAAAACGCCTGTCCTACATTCGCCATTTGTATGGCCTCCAGACTGATTTCAGCCTTTCAAGAAAGTATTGAGAAATAGGCTCCTTAACCACTCCTTTTCTTATATGCGCATGGATCATTACCCCATCTTCAACAAGCAAACCAGCATGTGACGCACACATACCCTCTCGAAAAAGAAGTATGTCACCTACTTCGATCCCTTCCAACCTTCTCAACTGCTCCTCTGTCATCTGCAATCGATTGCAAAACCTGCCAATCTCCTGCTCAAGGACAGATTCGTTGTTATGCAATGCCCAGTCTCTATTATACTTCGGCGGTTCATACTCGGGGGGCACCCAATCCATTTTTTTCCCGACATGAACAAGAAACTGAACGCAATCAGTAGCATAGCCTTTTACTGCCTGACCATGCATCCATCTTGAACCTATCCATTCCTCCAGTTCAGACATTAGTTTTTCATGCTCCAACATCACAGTCCCCACATAACATCCGGCTTTGGAATGTACTCGAAGCCTAAGAAATTAGCATAATTGTTAAATTTTTTCTTGCACTCCTCCCCAGTCTTATTACATCCTGGAGTCGCAATAAATGTATCTCCAACATCAATCGCCTGATAGAACGGCGTACTCAATACCACAAAACCATTTGAGTGGTATAAGACTGTACGATACATGCCAGAATTCAATCCACTCGTCATCAGAACTTCACCTTTCTGCCAATACTTCCACGGCTTATAAGACGTAGCAAAAATCGATGCATAGATGTTTTTTGTTGTCGTCCCTAACAGGCATGTTCCTGACACTTGATACGAGGCTTTATTCAAACCACAAAAAGAGTCAAAGAGACTATGGTTGCAGTGCTCTGAATAAACAAGTCGAGGAAACTTATCTTTTAGCTTATCAAGAAGAGACCCACAACTAAGGGTTAGGACTCCTCTATTGTACGCTACATCTCCAGTGACCCACCCTATAAAAACTATCTGATACTGCATTGGGTCTTTTACATCTACAAGGTACACTGTTACCTTTGCATTTCTTAGGTACCCTTCCCTTACTACTCGATACATCGACAGCGTCAGTGTGCCTATTTTAATCCCTATAATACCTGCCTGGATTTCAAGCTTATCAGTCGAGAAATCAGAGTGGTACTGAATATCACCTCTTTTGATCGGTATGGCCTGATACGAATGCCCAGAAAAAATTAAATTTGCTCGATAGCTTGTGAAATACCCTATAGACGGATACATTGCCAGCTCTATCTTATACAACTCGGCAATCTCTAACTGCGTTTTTGTAAGATCAATAGCCACGATCCTCTCTCCTATCCTCTAAACAGGAAACCGCATTGAACAGGTAATGCGTATTTCTTTAGTAAGTATTGCGAAACTCCTGCTACCACATACCAGGAAGAATCGTTAATGCAAATAAACTCAGCTACTCTTCCCTTATAAGCACCATACGTGCCTCTGCCCATCACGTTGGATGTCCAGAGCACCTGCGAAGGCTTCTTCCCTGTACGTACATACGCACCATTTACTTGGAGGTGTATCATTCTTGACTGACATATTACTACAAACAAACAAAAGTTCGTAAATACTCCTCCAAACGAAGCATAACATCCAATGACTCCCGAACCATGGCCAAAAACTTGGAAATAATTTGTTCCAAGTGATATGCCTACGCCTCTCTCATAATCTTTGTGAAGTGGTTCTAAAACATACCTTTGCCCGCTTAGACCGCTCGTGCCTCCAGTCGATTCAGCGGCCTGGGTTATTGTCGCCTCCGGCTTTGCAACAAGAAAGTAGGTAAAATTATCTGCTACGATACCACCACTTGACCCGAGTCTATAGTTTGCACCGTCAAACTCAAGGGCAGGGAGACCATTTACCTGGTTTGTTCTAAATTTCGGCCTGTATGCCGCAGTCGCCTGCGCCCATGTTGTCCCTCTACCAGATGGGTCAAGAGCCGATTCCACCGTATCTCCATCATTCAATCCTGTTATCAGAGAAGTATCAATCCACGACCACAAACGCCCTCGTGGGACTAGGCTGTGTGGACTCAATTCTGAGGATAACTCTGGCAAATAGCCAACGTCCATTCTATTTCTAATGTCTTGTCTCATAACCCGAGCCTCGTTCTAAACATATTTTCAAACAGTTTTCTCACGTCTGCATTTAGGTACGGAAATACTACCAGTCCCATCACATCAATCTGTGCCCAGTAAGTTGCTGGATTAAGCCTATACCCGATGGAAGGCGTATCATTGCTATACGTTGCCGGAAAAGCTCCTGCCGTCTGAAAGTTCAAATTTGTTCCATCGGATGACCCATTGAGGTAGGTAAACACATCTGCATTAGCTACATCCCACTCAAAAGAATGCACCATCCATTGATCTGTAGCAACTTTGGTCAAAAGCTCTACCGCAGCAGCGTAGCCGTCGCCATCATTCCTTCTTCCTCCAACTTCAACAGCACCTGAACTCCATAATCGTACCAAGAATCTCGAAGTCCCAAGTGAAGCCGTTGATACTACAAAGATCGATCCCTCTGTCCCAGCCGCTGGAAGTTTTCTGCAACACCAGGCAACAACTAGAGTAACAGCATTCATACTGGTCAAAATATCTCGTTTATACATTGCTGCTCCTTGTTTTACCCCGTCAAACCTGAAAGCAGGATACCCATTAACTACGCCTTTCTTAAATTTCGGATTCTCTACTGTTCCAGGTATGGTAGATACCCAGGACGTACCAAATCCACTGAAGTCTTTGATGCAAGGTACAGAAGCATCATCGTTAAACTCGTTTTCCTGTAGAGCGGAATCTATATAGCTCATCACCAGTGGCGTATCAGGAGGAACCATATTTCTCCAAACTGACCTCCACTGCTGGTCTACATTTTTGCGAGTCATGGGCTGAAGGATGCTGCCTGTGATAACTCTATTTCTAAACGGAAGGATACCGCCCATCGTCGTCTCCTATGCAGAAATCCTGTTTACATATCCGTGAATCATTACTACGTTTGCGGCGGCAGCAAAAGCTCGCACAACGGCGCTATTTGTCAAGACCAGTCCGGGTACGATGCACTTCAGGCCATCCTCTGCTTTAACGGTAAACTCAATCAGATCATCGGGAGCGCCAGTGCCTCCAAACTCGATTGTCAGCTTTCTGTCTGTAGTATCAGAATTGACCGCCCACAGCCAAAGCTCATCCAAATCCGTTGCATGAGCGGTATGAATCGTTGTACCAGCAGATGCAGTGGCTGCGACTTTTACTCCCTTTCCATCTGTTGACCCACTTAATAGTTGCTTAGAATATGTTGCCATTGCTCTCCCTCCTAAGAGAATATTTCAAACTCAAGATTCGGTTCGGTGAAGTTCATCACCTGCGACTCAAGGATATAATCTGCTTCAAACCATGGACGTGTCGTTGTTGTCGTGGTACTCGAACTTGACGTGCTGGTTGTAGACGCAGTTGAACTCGTTGATGATGTACTCGTCCTAAATAGCGTGGTAGTGGTAGTACTTGAAGTAGAACTCGTCGAATGCGTCGAACTCGTCGTGGAGAAAGTACTTGTGGTAGAGGCCGTTGAACTCGTGGTTGTTGCTGTGCTTGTGGTAGAAGCCGTTGAGCTTGACGATGATGTCGTGCTGTACGAACTCGAAGTAGTCGTCGAACCTGTGGTCGTGGTAGCCGTGGTCGAACTTGAAGTGGTCGAAGTGCTTGTGGAGGTGGTAGTAGTGGTCGTGGTCGTAGTGGTCGTGGTGGTTGTGGACGTGTAAGTAGGGTAGTCAGTGACAAGCTCTACTACCTGAAACTCAAATTCACTTTCAAGCTCTGTAGTGTAGTCCAATTCAAGATCGTCCTGATCGAGTCGAACCAAAAAGAAAAAGCAGATGGACTCTATATCAGAGGGCGAAATATCTCGACCAACAAAATTACTCAGGGCTAACCGCTCTTCTGTAGCCGAAAGGACAGTAACCGATTGAATCTTCCGCACTATGAGATCGCCTGTTTTCAGAATGATGCAAAGCCTCTCGTGTCCTTTGTATAGTGCATTGAACCCATCGTTCTTGACATCGATGTACGTCTGCCACATCCCTGCGACCTGTGTAAGCTCAAACTGTTTTACCCATGAAGGTACCCAAAATCTACTGTATTTTCCACACAACGAATCATTGAAAAGGGTCAGGACATCATACTCTTCTTCCTTCGTGGAGCTTACGAATTTGAACTTGAAGCGGTGTGGCGTGTATGTGGTAAACGGAGTACCGACTTGCGTCACAGAGCCTTCAAAAGCAACCGTCAGAAGTTGAGAAAGTAACCATGACTTTTGGGGCTGAGACCATTCTGGCCTTCTTAGCCACATATCGGAAATGGAACCAGTAGACTTAATATCGTCAGCCACTCTATATCTCCTTGAGCGTCATATCGAAGCCCATCAAGTAATCCGTAACTTCTTCTATCTCAAGTGTCTCCATTGTGGCCTCCATGGTAGGGTAAAAGTCACAAGCTCCAACTCCCCAATCCTTGGTAATTGCCGCAGTAAACGTGATCACGTCTCCAACAATGGAATCTATTGTCAACTCTTCATAGTCGAGTAAGTCCCAATTCATCAATAGCACTTTGGTTGCAAGCGCTTGCAGGTTGTAGAAATGCTCAATATCTTCTATTGCCGTCACACTCGTTAGCCCGAGGACGCTACCAGTACCACTTGCCGAAAAGCGCTCCATCAGTAGAGGCACATCAAAGCTTGAGTTAATAAGCCCTCTCAGTAGGTTGCGCCATTTTACCAAATCATATTCCCATCCACTGAGCTTCAAAGTCCTTATGGGAGTAGGCACAATCTTCATTCGCTGTTCTACCAACGTTGGACTTCCATGAACCTTCGTCACGAATGAGTACTTCATGGATAGCTTATCAGCCCAGTTCTGTCGAACGAGAAGGACGCTCATGATCTTAACACCCTCTTGAGTTCGTAATGGTTCTTAGACATCACATTAATCAGCGTTTTCTGACCTGCTGTAGACGACAAATACTGATCAAGCAGATTTGGGTCTACCACATTCACGATCTGCACTGGCTGGCCTTGATTCTGCTGCCCACCTGCTGACTGTGGAGTGACAGAACCACCAGACGAGAACCTTCCTCTCCGTGGCACTGTAGTCGGAATGTGCAGAGCCTTCAATCTGGTCGGTATATCCAGCATTCCTTGATTAAGAGCCTCAATAAAACCTATACCGTATTTCTGAACTGCTGCTTTTCTCAAGATGTACTCTCCCGCCATTCCAAGGATAGGCACGTCATCCTTAACTCCACTACCTCCAGTAATACTCCCGCCCCCTGCTGCACCAGTAGAGAACATGCTCATAAACATCTCAAAGAATCCGCCCATACCCCCGCCACTGCCGCCACTACTGGAGAACAACTGGCTAATCCAACTACCAAGACCTGAAAAGATATCTCCAAAGCCACCTTTTAAGTAGCTGAAAATATCAGTCCAACCGCTTGAAATGTTTGTCCAGAGCGAGGAGAACCAGCTTCCCATATTCCCGAATAGGTTACTGAACCATCCTTGCATGGAAGACCAAAAACCTGTGGCACCAGTCTCAAGAGATTCAGTGACATCCGAAGCAGCCCAACCTCCTTCCTCCCCAAACTCACCTGCTGGAATGCCGCCACCGCCACCTTCACCAAATTCACCTGCTGGTATTGCTTCACCCAACGCACTTGAGCTACCGAGCTTTGCTATCAACTCTCTAATGGCAACTGTGGCAGTTTGGACTGCTGACGTGTAACTCTGGACAGTCACACCCAATTGCGAAGTGGTCTGCGTTAAACTCGTCTGCGCCTGCATCTGCTGGACGTTCAATTGCTCTTTGACAGTAACCTCTTTCTTATCGCCCATGCCAAAGAACTTCATGAGCATGCCAAAGAGACCACCTCCAGACTGCCCACCTTGATTGTTGCCTGTCATAAACCACGATGATAAGTAATCTGATGCAAGCTTTTGAACAGTCGTATAGAACCTCTTCCAGTAATCCATGGCAGTTTTCAGCTTGCCCTGCATTGCATCAAAGAACAATTCAGAGAAGGTATCTTGCATCTCTTGAGCCGTCTGTTTAGCAAAGTCGCGGGCCTGCTCAAAAGCAGTCTTCTGTTCAAGGACGTACTCTTGCAGCCCTTTGGTCAAGCCCTCTTCAATCGTGCCTCCGAGAACCTGAAGCTCATTCTCCATATCCACGATTGCAAGCCTTGTATTGTCAATCTCATTAGCCGTTCTCTGCCACACGTCCGGCTGCAAAGCCTGATTGATAGTCGCGAGGTGCTTCTGCTGTGATTCCAACTGGACATTCAGAGCGCCTACGATGTCCTTCATCTTCTGATACTCTTCAACTCTATCCCATCGTGAAGTCTTAGTAATCAGGTCAAGGCGCTGTCTCTCTGCTTGGACTATAGCTGCAAGGGCATCTCGTTCTTTTTGTGCCGCATCCTTCTGAAGTGTTACCCTCTCACGAACAAGATCATTCCTTTTACTTTCCAATGCAAGTTTCAACTGATCGATCTTAATCTCAGTATCTTGCACATCAGACGTTTTTCCAAGCCTCTTTGCTTCTGCCAAATACCACTCAAGATAGGCAAGCTGCCGCGTGTATGACGCTTGAATATTGGCCTCTTTTTGGGCGAGATATTCATCATCTCCGATTTCAGCTTGCTGATGAAGCCAGTCAATCTGCTCCATCTCCTGATTCATCCTTTCAACATCAGCCCTCATCGCTGCTTCGTTGATTTTCTGATCAGTCTTGATCTGCTCTTCTTCTATCCGTTTATTCTTCTTCTGTTCAAGAGCAAGCAGACGCTCATTCCGAGCCGTGGCGCTCATAACTTTGTATTCATCAGATCGTTTGAACGCCTGAACCTCAAGCTCGTACTCTGCTTCAATCTTTGCCCGACCTTCCGCCATCAGAGCAACAAGCATTTTCTGTGTTTCTTCCTCTGCTCTTGCAATCTTGTCAGCATTGGCATTGGCAATCTTAACCCTCTGATCTGCCGAACTCTGTGCTGCACGATTAGCATTATTAGAGGCAATCTGTGTCTTTCGAGCCTGCTCTTGAAAAACCTTATCCTGCTCTCCAAGACCTGACTTCTGCATTTCCTCAAGGACTTTTGCATTATCCGCCGCATAAGCCTTGGAGTATTTCATCTTGATATCGTAAATCTTGGACTCGTACTGCTCTTTATTTTTCTCATCAAGAGTGGCTTTGCGCTGCTGCTCTGCGACCTCCTCCTCCTGAAGCTTTTGGTACTCTAACTGTTTGTTCTTCAGGAATTCAACAGACGCAGCACCTATCTTATTCTTAGCATCAAATAAAGCCTTGTAGGAAGCCTCCATAGCCTTGACAGCCGCAGGGTCATCAGGCTTAAGCTGTGCTGCTTGCCTTGCTGTCTCGTAACTCTTCTGGAGACCCTGAAGGGATACTACCTCAGACTGGAATTGTTTATCGTAGATCGCTGCACGTTCAGACGCAGACTTGTTCGCAGCATTCGTAATAACCTGTTGGGATTTGAGGTATTCACCCTGTACCTGCTTCAGACCTGCAACAGCAGCCTCAACCTCACGAGTCCCAAGAGTCGGGAATGCTTCTTTGACCTTGGTTCTCAGCATGGTGTCATTCATATCCTTGATCGCCATGCCATTTTTAATCCACTCGCGACCAAGCTCCATGACTTTGAGCTTCAGAGCATCAGTCTTGGTCTGCTGATCTTTTGTCCATTTGTCGTAGACCTGACCAACCATGTCAACACTGGAGAGAAGCCTCTGAGTAAAGGTATCACCTTCAACCTTTCCGCCCCAAACTGCCTTTCCACCAGAAAACATCTTCATGGTAGCAAACAGGATATCCAGCCCTCTTGTTGTGCGCTCCATCCATCCGGGTTCAAATGACTCACGCATCTGCTCCCCGAGAATCCTGATCTGTTCAGTCGCAGCAGCTACCCTCTGTGCGTCAAGTGCTGCGATGAAGGCTTTAACCTTTGTCGTGCTATCCTCTGATCTATTCCCAAACTCATCTATCGTTCCAGCCGCTTCAGAAGCAGCCTGAGACAGCGAGCCACTTTCCTGTGTAACTTTTTCAAGTGCTTTTTTCAGTTCAAGGTTAGCCGCCTTCCATTCAGCCGTACCCTCATCCGCAACTTCTACTCTACGTGCAAGCTCAGTAATGCTGGTGCCGAGTTCGTCGATTTTTGCACGAGCTTCAGAGGCAGTTTTGTACTGTTCGTCCAGCGTATCCTGAAACATGATCACAGCCGCAGCCGCAGCAGCTAAAGCCGTAGCCAGTGCGACCCAAGGGTTAGCCATGATAACTGCCCATAGCATCTTGAATTTTGCTGCAAGACCGACCAAACCAAAAGACAGTTGGTCAATTGGTGTCGTGAGCAAAACCATCGCTGTACGCATGCCATTTATGATGCCTGCTATGTTCGCCTGCTTCCAGAGGAACGCCATGGCCCCTGCAAGTTTTCCGAAGGCAAAAGAAGTGGCACCAAGCACTAAGATCAACCCGCCAAACGTTCCTATAAGGCCACCAAGGACGTTCACCAGTGTTTGATTATTACGTGCAAAAGTGGCAACTGCATTGACAAGGCCAGTGAACGCATTCACTGCATTTTTCAGTGGAGTAAGAAAACCTGACCCGAGGTCGGTTGCAAGCGATTTCAAAGCATTCATCGCAAGCTTCAAAGACCCTATAAGGTTATCCTCCATGATCTTTGCCATGGTGTCAAGAGTTCCAGACGAATTCAAGACTTTCAGAGACAAGTTTTCAACGGCATCGGCCTGTTGTGACAGGATTAAAGCCGAGGCAGCGCCACCTCTACGGAAAATCTCAGCAGCCTGCTCCGTATTCATATTCGCATCACGTAAAGCCTTCAAGGTAGCAATAAGATCAACTCCACCTTTGGAAGATCGGACAAGCTCTACACCCATTTCCTTCATCATCTGAGCCGCCTGATCTGTAGGGGCTTCAAGGCCGAGCAACATTGATCTTATGTCTGTACCAGCAATCGTGGCTTTTCTACCGTTCTGATGGAGAACGCCAAGAGCGCCATTCAGAACATTAAACTCTACTCCAGAAACCTGAGCAAAGGAAGCGGCATATTTGTAGGCTTCACCGAGATCGCTAACGTCTGCAATTGTGGCGTTAGCAGTCAAGGCCATCATATCCATCATTTCCTTCAGGTCTGCTGTAGTCTTGCCCATCCCTGACATTGCAGAGATAGCAACATCAGCCGCCATAGCTACGTCCATAGTACCAACAACGGCAAGTTGTAGAACTGAAGGGAGTGCCTGAAGAATCTGGTTTGCGTTAAGACCTGCTTTTGCCAAAACCTCCATGCCACTTGCAGCTTCAAGCGCTGAGAATCGAGTCTGCCGACCCATCTCCAAAGCAGCATTCCGCAGGGTACCCATATTGGTACCTGCATCATCTGCAACCGCAGCAACTTGTGACATGGCACGTTCAAAGTCTGCCGATATTTTAACAGGTAGAGCAACGGCGGCAGTCATAGCTCCGCCAATCACCATGGCTTTTTCTCCTACCTTCGCCATAGTGTCTGCAACTTTTTCAAGCCTGTCAGTAAGGCTTGATGCAGCACCCTCTATGGTTTTTAAGCCTTGGGATGCTGCATCTCCTGCCTGTTTTCCTGCATTACCTACCTGCTGTGCAGCATTAACTGTGTCAGATAGCTTTTTGCCGACAGCCTCAAGAACCGAACCTGCCTTATCTACTGCTTCGAGCAGGAACCGCAATCTGACGTCTTTCGACGTTGCCATTTCGTGTCCTCCCGCCGCCCTTCATTGCTTTCTGATAAGCCTCTGCTTCAGCCTTCAGGCGTTTGGCTCTCAGATTCAGGAACAGAATCAACTGGGGCAAGCTGTAATTTCGTACATCACTAAAACTGTGTCCCTCACTAATGAGAAGCTCAACAGAGGAGGCAATTACTCCTCCGAGAGTCTCACTTTGTTCTGGCCTGTCATTCCGCCATCTTCTGATGCGCCCTGACCCTTGGCGGCCATGAAACTCATTATCTCGTCCCCCACGGACTGAGTTACGAATTCGGCCAGAGCCTTCCATTTTCCCACGACATCATCCGTTACGTTCAGTTCGAGAATAGCCCTGAGTAGTTCAGGCGCAGCAAGAGTTCCGGGCAATTTAGATATCGGAAAATCAGTCGAGTAAGGCGCAAGGGAGATAAGCTCTCTCAGCATCTCGGTGACGATCTTCTCTTGAGGTATGCCCGATTTAACTGCAAGGATGAGACGATCAAGGGCATCAACAGCCTTCGGTAGATCAGCTAACGATAGCGGCCTAACCTTAACCTTGATGCCCCGTAAGTCAATTTCCCTCTCAGGAAAAAGCGTTTCTAAAATCTTCTTGTCGTTCTCTGTCATTTCCTTTCCCTCCATTACGCCCGTAGGCGCTGCAATTAGAAAGCAATATTCAAACTACCACTAAGCTGCTGTTGTCGTGGTTGTGGTAGTGGTTGTGGTCTCGAAAGTCGTGGTGAAATATGGACTTGAGGCGTGGTTCGCTGCATCAGCGAGACCCTCTGCCTCAAAGGACATCTTCGACCACTCATCAGAGATCAGGCCAAAAGCTCCAGCCGGAGACAATTTACATCTCCAGAATTCCCACTTCTCGTTCGGGCCTGCGGGGTTATCGGAAATAAACTTGATGGCATACTCTTTGGTAAGCTGAGTATTTGCCAACACCGTATTGCCCACAATTGTACCCTTAATGAACATGGCAAGGTTGAATCTCGAAACCTCGTCAAGCTCAAAGGAAAGCTTGTATCCTGTCTCAAGGATAACGGTCTTGTCCTTTGTTCTGGTTCCAGCCCTTGCTGAGAAGTGATCAAGCACTTCCTCAGTTACCTCGAACTCGAATTTAGGACAGTTGCCGACATCGGTGTAGGCTACGGGCGGAGTCGTTCCAACCCATTCACCTATTGACAGGATGCCTCTACCCAACTGGTAATTCGCTACACTTGGAGAACTGTCATTCATGGTATGTACCTCCCTTAACTAATATCTTCGAGATACGCGATCTCGATTGCAATGCCTACGCCAATGGCGTTTGCGCCAACAGGTGGAATTAATATCCTGCTCATAGAAATCTCTCGCCAGACTTCTGCTGTACCGTTAAAGTTTTGTTTTCCTCTATACAGTTCAGCTTTGACAAGAGCAACGAACGCAGCCAGTTCTGAGCTACGAGCGCCTTCAGAAGAGGCTGACAGGTACATCTCAATAGCCACTTGGAGTTTCCTTTTCAGAGTAGGCTTTCCTCCGCGCATCGTTTGTTCTGTGACTTCGTCATCCAACTCAAAAAGCTGAATGGCTGGAAAGTCTTCAGCATCAGGCGGTGATTCAGGATTCCTTGAAATTGTTCCATGGCCCGACACTAAGAACATCCGACGCACGATTTCAGCCATAACTAATTCTCTTTGGAGTACAGCCATTATGCCCTTCCTATAATTAACTCAAAGTGACGTAAAATAGCATCAGTGACACGCCTTATATTCTCCTCCGTCATTAGAGGCTCAAGCATGCCTTCTGGTGCCTGCCGAGAAAAAATACCCTTGGACATTTGGATAGTCCGTGGGCCTACTCCTTTGTACAATCCTTCCTCTATAACCATTGCGTATGGCTTATCTGTCTGAAAGGACAAACCTTGAGCATGTTTCTGTAAAGGACTCCACGACTTTTTCAACGCACCTGTTTTCCAAGGCGTGTTGCCGAGAGCCTGATTTCTCAAGGTCTTTGCAGGGTCATTCAGAATGGTATCAACTGCACCGAGCATATCCTTGAAAGCTTTTTGCATGCTCTCCAGATCGCTTTTAGATGCAGTATCAAATTCTACCTTGACCATTACTGTCCTCCTGCTACAGTGATGCAAGTCGCAATGCCGAAAATCTCGTCAATGGACTTCGGGGCCAGATCGCGCCCCGCATACGCTACTCTGTCCTTCATGGATAGAAGCGTCGGCAATTCTTCCGGTTTGAAGATAAACACAAGATCACCGACCTCTACTGAAGCTATCCACTGCATCTGCGAGGACTGAGTATGATTCAGCTTCACAGCCCTAATGGAATAGTTCGTAAAAGTCGGAACAATCTGTCCTGTGGTTGCATCCCTCGTCTGTGACTGGAAACTCTTGTAGACTACAGAAGCGCCGAGAGTCGAGTCAGCAATAAGGTCAGCTATTACCTTCTTAACCTTCTTTTCAAATTTGCCGAAAATTTCCATCCTTCACCTATGCCGCAGTAGTCGTTGTGGTCGTCGAACTGGACGAACTGGACGAACTGGACGAACTGGACGTTGTGGTCGTGGTAGTTGTGGTAGTTGTGGACGGATACTTCAACCAGTACGCACTCCTCGGCTTACCCGCACTTGCACCGGGGCCAAGGGAGTCGCCGTACATGTGTTTACCACCCGAACCAATCCTACCTTCAGCATGCCCCACGCCTATCTTCGGGCCTGATCTGGATGCATTTCCTATACTCATCTCTAAACCTCCTTACGCTGAAGTTGTGGTTGTAGTACTTGACGATGACGAGGTAGTCGTGAAGGATGTGGAAGTTGACGTAGTTGACTCTGTTGTCGTAGTCGTACTCGTCCCTTGCAAATCCTCAGTGTTAGGAACAGTCCTGCCTCTGATCTGAGCCACAAACCTGCTAAGCCTCAGTAGTATGGGAAAATTGTCTCTCGCAAAAAGGATATTTAACAGATTACCCGTTTCAGTTCCCTTTCTAAAAGAGACAGACAACAGCCCACCTAATGAGATCGCAGAGATCGTGTCTTCGCTTATATCGTCCGAGACGGCTGCGGTTCGTTGTGCCAAGGCTCTATGTATAACACCTAAAGCAATCAAAACCTGAGCATCCTTAACCTCATCTGGAATCGCTCCCTTCCCTCCAGTACACGTGCGTGGGAAAGCCAGCTTCTGACCTCCGTACATCCTGTACCCATGGAAAGGTATTTGATTCATCAGTTCAGCCGCCAACGTTAAGCGGAGTTCCTTTTCAGCAGCAGATAAAGCCGCCCATTCGGTATCAGACGCATAGTATTTTGGTACTATCACATCCGCTTCCGCCTGAGTGACATAACTGTTAGATTCCCTTCCACCTCTATGACATTTTAGCGCCATGCTGCAAACCTCGTCTGATTCGCTTTTTTAACTTTCGTACCGTGTACGTTCTGCGACTCCTTGGACTGTGCAAGCGCTTGCACTGGAACCGATTGGACAGGCACTACTGGCATGCCAGAAACATCAAAGAGCGGTTCTCCACTCTCATTCTTACGTTTCTTTAATTCCAGAGCAACTGCAACAGGAACCTGCTGAGCTACACCGCCCCTAAAAACAAACATCGACTTGCCAAAGGAGAACGAGTAGTCCTCCCATGGCTTCCGACGCAGCGTTACTTTCGGTAACATCTGAAATCACCTCCCTACTACGCAGCCGTTGTGGTTGTGGTTGTAGAGGTAGACCCTGAAGAGTTAAAGCCAGTGCATTTCACTACGGCATCTTCCTCTTCAAACTTGATGTCAAGCCTCATGGTGAGAACCACAACAAGCACTCTGGCCCGAATGTCACGATCAGCTTCGATCATAACACTCCTCTGGATTCCAAGAATGACGTTGTTTGGATAGGTGAACAGATATTGATTGTTCGGCATCAGAGCCACTGGGGTCACTGGAACGCCATAGGCGTAGTTCGGAGTCCATCCGGTGATCTTGCTATCACCAAAAGGTGTCTCACGATTTGCCAGAGAGTCAGCATACTCGGTCTCAGCGTCAGGGGAAACATAAAAACGCATTGCACTCCTGTTTCTGAGGTACTTATTCGGCATTGCCTTCACGCCGTTCTTGAAGATGGTCTTGGACACGGCAGGGTTAGTCGCTGAGAAGTCAACCACGTGAGAGGTAGACTGCACAAGCAGACCATTTACCATGGCGAGGAACTCATCACCAGAACCAGTGTCGCCGAGCAGGATAAGCTCTTCGATATCCAGAGAAGCCCGTTCTGCGATAAGCTGCATAATGGTCGTCTCCAGAGCGCCACGCTCAATGTTGTCTTCCAGAACATCATACGGAATATGAACTTCCGCAATGACCTCTTTGGTAGACAGCGTGACCTTCTCGGTTGCAGGCTTACTTCTATTACCTGCCGCAAGAGCGGTGCCAGACGCAGGAGCCTTCTTAAGAATCCTGCTGGAGAATCCGATCTTGTTGATCTCCATGGTAGGAGAACTCATCGGCTGTACCCTGATCTCGTTCACGAGTGTCGGCTGGTCAATCAGCATCCGAATGAAGGTACTTGCCTGCATCGGATTCAAGTAACCGCCATCAGCGATCAAGTTGGATACAGCGATATCCGCCTTTTCAACTATACTCTTGTTTGAAATGTGTTTCATTTCGTTATCCCTCCTTCACAGAATGAATTAACCGCGTCTGCCGAGCATTCCGCCAAAGACGGAAAGATCAGGCTTTATCGACTTGTCTGTGATTATCCTGTTGAGATCAGCGTCAGACAGCTTGTCGTCTGACTTCTTCGCCGTTTCCTTGCCAGCCGCAGCAGCCGCATCGTCTGATGCCGCAGCAGCATCACCCGCTCCAGACTCCATACCAATCTGGCTGCATATCTCATCCTGCTTTGCAGTCAGTCTAGTAACAGCGTCCTGAACAGCCTTGATGGATGTCGCCATTGCTGTGATAGCGTTAGCGAGGGTCTGTTTCTCCTGCTCCTTTGCATCGGCATCAGCCTTTGCAGCAGTCACAGCAGCTACCGCCTCCCTGTCAGCAACGAGGACAGCCTTAACCGCCTCCACGAACTCCTCTTTCGTTTTAAACAATTCCATCTCATCTACCTCCGTACTTTTGGATGTGGTTGATTCCTCAACCTTTTGCATGTGGGGCGATTTCTCTACCCACTCTGCACATTTGCCTATCGCCTTTTCGTCAAGTGCGTCAAGGCCAGCCGACACGAATGTCTTGAAGGCATCCAACGCATTCATCACTGCCTGTTTCCTTGCCTTTGCAGTCCAGCCCTGAGCCGAGAGAGCGCCTTTGACAACATCGGTGAAGTTGTAAAGCTCCCGATCAAAAAGCTCTCCAAAGGAAAAGGGTATTGTGATCTGTTCTTCGGCTACTGGAATGTCCATCGGTCTGATCGGAACATCCATCTGTTTCTGCACTGGAACAGTCACGGCCTGTTTTGCAAGTTCAGAATCAAGCATCTTACCGACAACCGCCCAACTCGCCTCATCGAGTTTCTTCATTGTCATGGTCGATTGATCGAACTTCTCCGCAGGAAACTGAACAAATTTCTTATACTCTCCATGATCTTCTACCGTCTCTCGACTTACATCGTTAAGCCATGCAAGCTCAGACTTGGCAGCAAGGGCATCAAGAGTCACCGCGTTAGGGACTATAATACTCTGGATTATCATACTCACATTCTCACCTCCTTTATCTTCAGATTTGACAACCTTGAAGGGAGCCTGATTTGCGCCATGCCGAACCAGTGAGACAAACTGCGCCTCAGCGTCGCACATGAGCAAGACTTCCTTCTCTCTAAGTTCCCTTTCCGCCTTAAGTGCCATTTAGTCCTCCATCACAACCAGTCGATGGCTGTGTCCGAGCGCTTCATTCGTAGCTGTGGCCTTGACAACGTCGTGTACATGCTCCAAACTTACCCCAGTAATGGTAGGAATTATCCTTCCATCCAAATCGAACGTCAGGCTCAAATTATGGCGATGCACTGGAAGTAGGCCACCTTCCATTGAGTCTTCCGTTTCTCCATCCATCTTGGTTGTCATCAGGACAGCAGCCTTGACTGGAATTTGCGCTCTTGTACCATACCACGAGTATCCGTTAAGCTCACCCTTCTTGACCTGCTCCCAAATTTCATCAGGAATGACTTTCACGCCAAGAACCCAAGCCCCTTCGATGAACCCATCCGGGTCGTTCTTTCTGGCAAGGAAAGACTCCACGACTTTACAGCCTGAAACTTGAAGATCATGTTGCACGTCCACCTTGTTAACCTTGCCTGTAGACAGGAAGTCATAAGCCATTCTCTTGATCTCTTCTGAAGTCATAGCTTCGCCGTGGGTATCCACATGCAGAGGTACATAGACTTCTCCAAAAACAAGACGCTCTTCCTCCGACTTGATCACAATTTTACGTTTAGGCTGTTCGGCATCGTTTGACATTATAGTTGATATAACGTGACCGCAAAAACCTGTCAACAAGCTTTTTACGTGTGCAAGCGCTTGCATTATGAGAGACTATAATAAAAAAGGGCGCAAACGCCCAGTAGGTAAGGATTTAAAAGACTTTAAGGGTAGGGGGTAAAAAGAAAGGGAGGCCGAAGCCTCCCATGTGTACTACTTCTCTTTTTTTGCCTTGATTGATGCAGAAGCGTACTTCGTTTCAGTCTCTTTGATATAAGGCTCAACAGTCTTGAGACCGAAGTACTTTTTGACCTCCCCAATCTTGACATTGACTAACTCGTTGAAAAGCTTCTGTTTTCCTAACTCCTTCAGAATCTTCACGAGGTCTGTTGCCTTCATGGATGTAGAGGTAGAGTCGCTGATTGTCGCTATACCGTTTTCTCCCTCAAAGGAATGGGTGCCTTTAAGTTTGCCAGTCGCTTTCAGCAATTCCTTGATCGCGTCAACTCTCTTCCCAAGGCGTTTTGCTTCTGTATCCATTTCAAGCCCTGTGTCAATAAGTGCCACAATCAACTTGTCAGACACCTGAGCAGCGAGAGACCCCATCTCTTCTTTTGATGTAGCAAGAGCGGCCTTGATCGCCTCCTCAGTAGTCATGCCTCTGCGAACTCCAACTTCAGCCTGTGCTTCTGTCTTTACTCCTGTCTTTGCCACTTTAACCTCCTTTTTAAATTCCATTAGATTCGATAGGCTCATTCTCAGCCGTATTTTTCTTCTTTCTACCGCCACGCCTTCCATAAAAACGAGCGGAATAACAGGTAAGAATTTTCATAATATCCTCTGCTA